CAGATTTGTTTCCGCGTTTACCCGTTCCGTGTATTTCCACTTGTCAATGGCTGCCTTGCGGCGGTCACTGGCGGGAGTAAGTTCCTCAGCGCAGAATTTGCTGAGATACTCGCTCCGTAGGTATACACTTCCGGGGTCTTCCTGTCCGTCCAAAACCTGGGTAAGGTTACGGATGGCTGTTCGACACGACTCGGGTACACGAGCGTTGGCGTTTGCCAAGGCTCGACGATCCCGATTTTGCCTGTGAGGGTGCTTTTGCATTCTTCAGTTCCTTTTGGAATCATTAGGCAAATTGTGCCAGCAATTGCTAGCACAACGAGGACGATCGCTCCCAAAGTGAGAGCGAATCGCCTAGTTGTCTCCTTTTCTCGGAGCGGAGTTTCTGCGCCGGGCATCGTTAATAGATGTCCGACAGATTAACAAGAAGATCGTTAATCTGAGTCTGCGTAGAAGCGAGAGCATTGGCCATGAGGCCAACACAATCTTTCCGTTCCTGGTCCGAAGACAACTCGTCGAACGTGAAGTTGACCTCCGCATAAGCAGTACGGACGACTACTGGCGTCGAAACGCCATTGATCGTCTGAGTCTGCGTCACGGGGACCACCAAACGTAGGGTTGGACGGAACTTACCGTTACTCTTCCGGTACGCCGCAGTAAACCGCGGGTTGCCGGCAGGAACGCCTGTCTTTTCCGAAAAGACATGGACTCCGTTGGTGTCATCACCATCGGGAGTGTAAGTATGCGCGACCGGAGTCGCTGCCCTGTCATTGATGACGAGGTTAGTACGTGCTGACACGTTTATTCTCCTTAGTTTATATTGGAGGAAACCAGTTGTCTGGCGTATGTTAATGCCTTGATAAACCTCTCGGCAGGTTAGCGATAGTGAGAGCGATGGCCTTAAGGCCACGATCACTTTTGTCACTACTCAACCGAAGCGGATCCGAATCAAACCACAACCCGGGTAAAGGCCAAGACGCGAGAACCTCGCGCCTGTAACCTTCATACCGAGCTTGGCCACTTCCTTTACTTTCAGATACGATCTCGTATCCGGCAGACGGGAGGCAGCCAACTGTGTAACTGCTAGACGCCGATTGGCGCAAAGCAACCGATCCGTTCACAAAGACTAATCCCGCAGGCGCCGTTAAGGCGCTTAGACAGGGTCCTATTGGAAGGACCCAATCCACCACAAAAGACCAGGGAACTAATTCCCAGGCCAGTGAAACAGGATTGGCAAGACCCAATTGATTCAAAGCGCGCGTACCTGCGTATTCGGGATCTATTCGAGCCCAAAGATTGCAAGTTACGCGCTCATCAACAGTCGAGTCACTAGTTATCCATTGCTGCGGTGCAGCGTCCATTACAACCGAATTACAACTCGATTGTCGTGACGCTTTGGCGCGGCCTTGGACCAGGAGGGATTCATTCCCCTGGGCCTTAGCCATAGCAACTAGTCCATAGATATCTTGCATGAGTGGTCTCCACCCATAGACATGTTCGAGGTATTTCTCTGCGGCCGTGTTCAAAATACCCCTGCGCATTATATCTCGCGCAGAGAGCATCAAGAACGGCTTCAGAGCTTTATCTGCGTGCACCATCTTTATCCCATTAACAAGGGACTGGACAGGGTTACGCAACATTCGAATAGTCTGACCTAAGGTCGCAAGATCCTCTCCAACGCCAGCTTCTTGACTGGCGATGTTATTGAGAGCCTTTGTTATGGCTTCATTCCGCATCGACGTGGGGATTGCTGCAGGCTCGTTCATCCAGTCGGACACAATGTCCTTCCAAAGAACGAACCGCATGCTACCAGAGTACAAATTGTTCCCTGGTAGATAGCCCCCATCCGACGTTCTATAATAGCCCTTCGTTTGATTGGCCAGGCGGTTAGTCTCCGTATTTAGTGGAGCCCCCCGTTCAACCCACGAAGAAAACTTAGTATAGTTCGTCGCTTTGCGAAACTTAAAACCGTTTGGCAGAGTTAACCAAAGCCCTTTTACCTTTGCAGGTATTTCGAGCTTTGTGATCGGGTCGTTAGTACTTCCCGAACCAGGCGTTCCAGTCCCGCTATTATTGCGAGAATAACTGGACGCCATCAATTCTGTGACAACGGTAACCATACGCTTATTCCTTTTATCAAGGTAAAGGCGTCATGAGACGGGAGCTGACAACAGCCCCATGGGAACCCTTTCGGG